ACCTCGCTCTCACAACAAACACAGGATCTACCTCGACCACTACGGGGACTCTGGTCGTAACGGGTGGTGTTGGTGTAAGTGAGAATGTCCATGTCGGTGGTACCACTACTATTGCTGGACAAACAGAAGTAAATAATAATGTAATCTTTAAAGCAGATAACAAATCATTTAACATCCAGAATAATGCTGGTGTAGATAAGTTTACTGTAGATTACGACAATGGTAATACAGTCATTGAGGGTACAGTTGATATTCAGTTAGAGACTGAGATCACAGACAACCTCATTATTAAGGCAGATAATAAGAAATTTGATATTCAGACTGCTGCTGGTGTCAGTGTATTTGATGTAGATACTGACAATGGTAATACACATACCGATGGTACTCTGGATGTAGACAGTGGAGTAACATTCAATAGCACTCTTGATGTTGATAATAACGTAACCTTTAATGCTGAGTTAGATGTAGACGGTGACGTAGTATTCCATAACGACTTCCTAATGGATGTCACTGGTAAGAATTTTACAATAACAAATGGATCAGCTACCAAGTTTACAATTTCCTCTACTAACGGAAATACCGATATTGAGGGTAGTCTTAATGTTGGTGGCTTCAATACTTTTGAGCGTACTAACAATATTGCAGTTGATGCGTCTTCATCTGAATCGGACATTACCCTTTCCACTGCTGGTAATGCTACTTTCGCTGGTGGCGTTAATATCGATAAAGATGTCCGTATTGGGACTGACTTATATGTTGCAGATAGAATAGTAGTTAAGGATGACGGCACTGGAAGAGGTCGTCCATCATTGATGAATAACCTTGATGTTTTATATCATGGTTACTTCGGTGCTACTACACAACATAACCCAACATTCGCCAATGACCCTGCAAGTAATTTAAGGGTTGCTGGTGGTGCTGGTATTGTACAAGATCTATATGTTGGTGACGACTTCTACGTTGGTAAGGTCGCTACTAATGATACGATTGAATTCCAAATATTAGGAGAGAGTGGTAATACAACTATTGGTCGTGTTGGTCAGGGTAGTAATACTGCTGGTACATTAACCGTCCATGGTGACGTAGAATTAAATCGTGAAGTTAATATAACTGGTGCACTAACAACCATTGGTGATGCTAACACTGACGTACTTACAGTCAATGCAGTATCTCAGTTTACTGATGATGTCACAGTTGATGGATCGCTGACAGTTAACACTAACGCATTAGTCGAAGGTAACCTCACAGTTAATGGTACTACAACTACCGTGAATAGTACCGTAGTTACAGTAGATGACCCTGTATTCACTTTAGGCGGGGATACAGCCCCAGGTAGTAATGACGCTAAGGATCGTGGTATTGAATTCAGATACTATGACACTTCAGCAAGACTTGGATTCTTCGGATGGGATAACTCTGCTAGTAGATTTGCTTTCTATCATAATGCAACTAATAGCTCCGAAGCATTCTCAGGTAATAGATCAGGTATTGATGCTGGATCTGTAAAACTATTTGATACGACTAATTCATCATCTGCATCTTCAGGTACCTTAATCGTAGGTGGTGGTGCTGGTATTGGTCTTAACCTATATGTTGGTGCAGTCCTTGATGTAACATCACATGCTTCTGTCGGTGGTAATGCTGACATAACAGGAACACTTGATGTCACAGATGACTTCGCTGTTAACTCACAGAAATTCACAGTCGCTGCTTCTACTGGTAATACAGTTGTCCAAGGTACATTACAAGTAGATGGTAATGCAACTATTGGTAATGCAGCAGGTGATTCTCACAGCATTACAGGTACAGTCCAGTTTAACCAAGCAATTACTTCAACAGATATTACTGCTGATCAAGTCCAGATTGGTGTTGATGGTGCTAATGAGATCAGCACTACTTCTGGTAATTTAGTACTAGACTCTGATGGTGGCACAGTAAATGTTACTGATGATCTAGATGTAGACAATAACTTAAATGTAGATGGAAATACTAAGGTCGATGGTACCCTTACAGTTGATGGGAATACTACTATCGGCAATGCTTCTGGTGACGCTCATAGCTTTACTGGTACAGTTCAATTCAACCAAGCAATCACCTCCACAGATATCACAGCAGATTCTGTTACCATTGGCGTGGATTCTGATGGTGAAATTAGCACTACTACTGGGGTCAATCTCATACTCGACTCCGCAACTGGAGAAACTCAAGTCGATGATAACCTCACAGTCACTGGCACCTTAGATGTAGATGGTAATACACAGATTGGTAACAACTCTAGTGATGCTCATGCCTTCACAGGTACAGTAACATTCAATCAGGCAATTACATCTACTGATATTACTGCTGATAACGTGCAGTTGGGTGTATCTGGTGCTTCTGAAGTTGATACCTCATCAGGTAACTTAACTCTTGACTCTGCTACTGGTGAGACAGTTATTGATGACAACGTAACTGTTAATGGCACAGCAGATATTGACGGTCTTACTACTATTACAGACGGTCTAACAGTCAAGGCCGATAACAAACTTGTCCAGATTCAGACTGCTGCTGGACTAACCAAGGTCAGCATTGATACTGACAATGGTAATACAGATATTCAAGGCACTCTAAACGTAGAGGGTGCTACAACTATTGATGACACTCTTAATGTCACACAGGGAGTTGATTTAGATTCAACATTGAATGTGGATGGTGTCTCAACCTTCCAGACTGATGTTATACTTAACGCAGATTCTGCTAACTTTAAGGTACAGTTGAATGATACAACAGATAAGTTCACTATCGCTTCAGCAACAGGTAACACAGATATTCAAGGAACCCTCGACGTTAATGGTGCTACAAATATCACTAATACTCTTGGCGTTACTGGTATTACCTCCATCACTAATGCTACTAATCCTTCTAACCTTATAGGTGCTGCTGCACTACAGGTTACAGGTGGTGCTGTAATTAATAAGGATGTCTTCTTAGGTGAAGACTTCTACATGGGTCCAAACAATGCTCCATCATTCTCTATTGTTGGTGCAACAGGTAATACTCTTATCGGAGGCACATTAGGTGTCACTGGTACAACTACCCTAGGTATTGCTGATGTAGGTACACTTAACCTATCATCTAACGCTAACATCTCTGGATCGATTATCGTTAACACCAGCAAGTTTATTGTTGCAGGTGCTACTGGTAATACTACTATAGATGGTACACTTGATGTTGCTGGACGCACAATCATCGATGATACTTTACAGGTAACACAGAATGTAGACTTTGATGCTGACCTTAATGTAGATGGTAATGCTCAGATAGATGGCACACTTACTGTTGATACAACTTCTCTATTTAAAGATAGTCTTACATTAAAGGGTGGCAGTAAGACATTAAAACTTCAGAATGGATCTGGCACAGATAAGATTACCTTACACTCAACATCTGGTAATGCTGAGATAACTGGTACTTCAACTCTTGGCACTCTCGCTGTAACAAACAACACCACCATAGGTGGCACACTTGGTGTAACAGGACAGATCACTGGTGATGTAACTGGTGACCTAACTGGTAATGCAGACACAGCATCGTTGGTTGACGTAACTGAGACTGCTACATCAAACTTGACATACTATCCTACTTTCGTTTCTGCTAACACAGGTAACACTGAAATTAGGACAGACTCAGGTAACTTAACTTACAATCCTTCAACTAATACTCTTACAGTTAATAACTTCAAGTCAACTACTGACTTTGAGGTACAGGGTAACTTAAACGTTACTGGAGCATTGACATTCTTCCAGTCACAGGTTGGTAGTATTGCTAACCATGACACCGATGCTCTTACTGAAGGAAGCACAAATCTCTACTTCACTAACGAGAGAGTTGATGATAGAGTTAACAACCTAATAAATGCTGGCACAGGTATATCTGCAACATATGATGATGCAGGTAATATGCTCACCTTAAGTGCAGTCCAGTCAGATCTTAACACTGACAACTTCACTGAAGGATCAACTAATCTATTCACAACTGCTGCTAGGACAAGGACTCACTTCTCTTATGGCACAGGTATTCAGTTAGACACTGGCACTCTATCAGTTACACAGGCAGATATTAATACTGATAATGTAACTGAAGGATCAACTAACCTCTTCTATACAGATGCTAGAGGTCGTGCATCATTTAGTGCATCTGGTAGTCTTGCATACAATGCATCTACTGGTGACTTCTCATACACAACTCCAACAACTATTGCATCTCTATCCAACCATGATACAGATGACCTTGCTGAAGGAAATAATTTATACTATACAGATGAGAGAGTTGATGACAGAATCAATGCTCTAATCATTGCTGGTACTGGTGTTACTAAGGTCTATGACGACGCTGCAAACACTTATACATTATCTGTTACTCAAGTCGATATCAATTCTGATAACGTTACTGAAGGTAGCACTAACCTCTTTACTACTGCTGCTAGGACACGTACTCACTTCACCTACGGCACTGGTATCACTCACTCTGGTGGTACTCTATCTGTCACACAGGCAGATATTGAAACTAACAACATAACTGAAGGATCTACAAATCTATTCACAACTGCTGCACGCACAAGGACACACTTCACTTATGGAACTGGTATCACACACAGTGGTGGAACTCTTTCTGTAACACAAGCAGATATAGACACAGACAACGTAACTGAAGGATCAACCAACCTCTTCTATACAGACGCAAGAGGTCGTGCATCGTTAGTGCTACTGGATCTCTATCCTATAACGCATCTACTGGTGTATTCTCATATACAACTCCAACTACTATTGCATCTCTATCCAACCATGATACAGATGATCTTGCTGAAGGAAATAATCTATACTATACAGATGAGAGAGTTGATGACAGAATCAATGCTCTAATCATCGCTGGTACTGGTGTTACTAAGGTTTATGATGATGGTGCTAACACATACACACTATCTGTTACTCAGGCAGACGTTAATTCTGACAATATAACTGAGGGATCAACAAATCTCTTTACTACTGCTGCCAGAACAAGGACACACTTTACATATGGCACAGGTATTTCACATTCGAGTGGAACACTTTCTGTTACTCAGTCTGATATCGACACCGATAACGTCACAGAAGGATCCACAAATCTATTTACAACTGCTGCTCGCACTAGAGGTCATATAAGTGTCTCTGGAGACTTAGCATACAACAGTGGCACAGGTGTTATCTCCTTCACTCAGAGAACTGATGCTGAAGTTAATACCCTTGCAGATGCAAGAATTACTGCTGCTGATACTGACGATCTATCAGAAGGATCAAGCAATCTTTATCATACAACCGCACGTGCTCGTGGTGCTATAAGTGCTGGTGGAGATCTTGCTTATAACTCCTCTACAGGTGTTATGAGTGTTACTCTTCCAACTGTATTCTCTGGAGATTATGATGATCTAAGTAACAAACCTACTTTAGGAACTGCTGCTGCAACTGCATCAACTGCTTATGCTACTGCTGCACAAGGTACAACTGCTGACAACGCACTCGCTGCGTCTGCTGTAAGCACCTTCGGTGGCACTCTGATTGATGATGCTGACGCTGCTGCTGCAAGGGCAACCCTTGGATTAGGCACTGCTGCTGTCACTGCAAGCACTGCATACGCTACTGCTGCACAAGGTGCAACTGCTGACTCTGCACTTCAGGCAGAGACAATTACATTAGCAACCCTTAAGTCTGTTACAGCAGCGTCTGCTGACTTTGCTGACTTCCAGACTAGAATCGCTGCTCTATAAGTAAATGGCAAAACCCACATCCAAAGCTGAATTAAAAGAATATGCTTTACGCAGGTTAGGTAAACCTGTACTAGAGATCAACGTCTCTGATGATCAATGCGATGACGCTATTGATTATACAATACAAAAGTTTCAACAGTTCCACTATGATGGTGCTGAGAGAGTCTACCTAAAGCATAAGATAACTCAGGCAGATATTGATAGAGCTGAAACTGCACAGGACACTTTAACTACATCATCTGCTGGTAATTCAGAGTGGCGTGAAAGGAATGCTTACATAGAAATACCACAACATATACTATCTGTTGAAGGACTATTCTCTTTCACTGATAAAGGTACTGCAAACATGTTTGATATTAGATATCAAATGCGTTTGAATGACTTGTATGATTTTACATCTACACAGTTCTACCATTACTATATGATTCAGCAGCATTTGGGTACAATTGATTTCCTATTAGAAGGTTTAAAACCTACTCGTTATATTGCTACTCAGGATAGATTATATCTTGATATGGATTGGACAACTGATGTTGTGCTTGATCAGTATATTCTTATCAAAGCATGGAGAGCATTAGATCCTACTACATGGACAGAGATCTATGACAACATGTGGGTCAAGGATTACACTGCTGCTAAGATTAAGAAGCAGTGGGGTCAGAATATGACTAAATTCCAAAACGTTCAGATGCCAGGTGGTGTCACTCTTAACGGAGAGATGATTTATAATGATGCAGTCCAAGAGTTAAAAGATTTGGATGAGCAACTCAGACAACAGTGGGAAACTCCACCATTAGACATGATAGGATAACATGGCTACTAACCCTTATTTTACTCAAGGAACTACAGGTGAGCAAGACATGCATGAAAGTCTTGTCATTGAGCAGATTAAGATGTACGGTAAGAATGTTTATTATATCCCAAGGACTTTAGTTAAAACTGATAGTGTATTCGGTGAGGATACAATGTCGAAGTTTGAGGGAGCATTTGAGATAGAAGCATACATTGAAGACAACACAGGATTCCGAGGAGACGGTGATATGTTCTCCAAATTCGGAGTCCAAATTGCTGATCAGGCAACGTTTGTTATCTCAAGAACAAGATTCACTACTGCGGTAGATGATAACGCAACCTTAATAGTGGAGGGTAGACCAAATGAAGGCGATCTCGTATACTTCCCGATGGCAAATAAGATCTTTGAGATCCAGTTTGTCGAGTATGAAGTACCATTTTTCACGTTGGGTAAACAATATACTTGGGGACTCAGATGTGAACTCTTCCAGTACAGCGACGAAGATATCGACACAGGAATCACAGAAGTTGATGCAGTGGAGGTCAATTATGCCAATGCAATAAGTGTTAACGTTGCTGATGGTGGTAGCGGAGACTTCGTTGCTGAGGAGATTGTAACAGGTGGTAACTCTAATGTCACTGCTACTGTTAAGTCTTGGAATAGTGCTACACGTCAGTTAGTTGTATACAATAGGT